CGACTTCAGGCCGACGAACTTTCCCGTCGAGTCGTAGGCGTCCAGGCCCAGCTGCCGCATCGCCTTCGACGCCGGGATCGACGGGGACTGCAGCGCGAGCAGCGCGGACTTCAGCAGCGTGCCGGCGTCGGAGCCCTTGATCCCGTTGTTGGCCAGGATGCCCAGGGCGGCGGCGGTGTCCTCGATGGAGATCCCGGCGCTCGCCGCGACCGCGGAGGCCTGCTGCAGGGCGTCGGCGACATCGGTGATCTCCGCCGAGGACGCGTTCGCCGCGTTGGCCAGCACGTCGGCGACCCTGGTCGCGTCGGTGGCGTTCAGTGAGAACGCGTTGATCGCGTTGGCCTGGATCTCCGCCGCGCGGGCCCCGTCGATCTGCGCAGCGGCGGCCAGCTGCAGCGAGCCCTTCGCGGCGGCCTGCGCGTCGGCGACGGAGAAGCTGGCCTTCGCCAGCTCCGTCATCACCGCGGCGGCGTCCTTCGCCGACGTCGCCGGCAGCGTCAGGTCCGACCCGAGGGTCTTCGCGGTCGCCCCGACCGCCTTCATCTGCGCGTCGGTCGCCCCCGAGACCGCCTGCAGGGTGTTCATCTGGTCCTGGTAGGCGATGCCGATGTCCAGCGTGGACTTCGTCGCGACGATCGCCGCAGCCGAGATCCCCACCGCCGCACCGACCAGCGCCACCTTCGCCGCGGAGGCGAACGCCGCGACCCCGGTCTTCGCCGCCTCCGACAGCCCCGTCGCCGTCTTCCCCGCGAACCCACGCAGGTCCGGGTCGACCCTGATCTCGATGCGGCCACCGGGGCTGGACACGACGGCGACCTCCTCACGTCAGGGGATGGGCTCGTCCTCGAAGAGGTCATCGAGCTGGGCGCGCGCCGCCGGGCCCTCCACGTCGTCCACGACCGGCTCCGGGACGGCGGTGAGGGCTGCGGTGAGGGGCAGCTGGTGCTGCGGGCGGAGAGCTACCGGGACGACCGGGGGCATCGCCGGCGGCGGCGTGGTGGCCCGCTCGGCGGCGCGCTGCAGTTCGGCGTGCTCGGCGAACCGCTCAGGGGAGAACGTGTCCTGCCGCCAGCCGGTGACCCGCAGGTCGATCAGGAAGTCCAGGAGGGTCGCGACGTTCTCCTCCAGCCGACTACTGGTGCCGGCGAGGCGGTGGAACGCCGAGGACTCCGGCAGCGTGCGGATCAGCGCCCACAGGTGCTCGCAAGGCAGGTGCTCCCACGCCCAGTACAGGTTCAGCTGGTGGTGCTGCTGGAGGTCGGCCCAGATGGTGAGCCAGGCGTCCTGATCGGCCCGCAGGCCGCTCAGGACGCCGAAGCTCCCCCCGGGTCGAACACCGCCGTCTCGAACCGCGTCCAGAACTCCGCGAACGCCGCCGGGGGCACCCAGTGGTGCGCGAGCTGGAGGAACTCCCGCGCCCGGGCGGTGCCCGGCGCCGACTGCTCGTCGAACGGCGTGGCGTCGAACATCATCGAGGCCAGCGCCGCCTCGACCCCGCCCGGCGAGGCCACCAGCACGTCCCAGGCGTCAGCGCGGCCACCGGTGGGCTGCTTGAACTCCCACCACCGGTCGAACGCCTCGATGCGGCGCGGGGTGTCGACCAGCCCGTGCAGCCACCGGTTCAGCGGCTCCACCACCGGGGCCTCGGTGGCCGCCGGTGCTGGTGCGGGCTGCTGCTCGGCCGGCGCGGCAGCCGGTCGGGCAGCAGCTTTCTTCGCCGGGCGTTTGGCCGGCGACTTCTTCCCCGCCGGGGCGCCCGCGGCCATCAGGCGGCGAGCGGGTTGGAGTCGGTGAAGCGCCGCAGGGGCAGGCCGCCGTTGACCGGGCTCAGGAACGAGCACGACAGGTCGTAGCCGTTGAGGTCGGTGTCGTTGATGACCTCACCGGGCACCTTGTCCAGCGTGGTCCGTTCACCCAGGTAGGCCTTCGACCCGTGCCCGGGGTCCCGGGCGATCAGCAGCAGCGCGAACTCCTCGTCGTCGCCGGTGACCCACTCCCACACCCCCGACCCGGCCGCGGTCTCCACGATGCTGCCGCCCTGCAGGAACGTCAGGATCGAGGCCTTCGTGTCCTCCACCGGGCGCAGCGTCGCCGAGGTGATCGGGTCGTCCTTCTTCTGCCGGTACGACCCGTTGCCCCAGACCCCCAGCTTGGAGGACTCCTGCGCGGTGGCCACCTCGAAGCCGGCCTTGATCGCGCCGTAGCAGTCCCAGCCGGTGAAGCTGGTGGCGGTGAACAGCCCGGTGGTGGGCAGGGGGGTGCCGACCGGTGCGCGGAAGGCGTCGCCGTCCACCCACAGCCGGGACTTGGCCGAGTTCTGCTGCATGGGGTACCTCTCCTCAGGATGTGCCGGGTCATACGGCGGCGTGCAGACGCACGTCCAGGCGGACGGCGTGCTTGAAGACCGGGGCGTCAGCGCCCCGGGAGGTGTCGGTCAGGTCGGTCGGCCCGTCCAGGTGGTGGGCCCGCCACGACGTCGTGCCTCGGTACAGGCCGCCGCCGACCGTCTCGAAGTACGTGGCGATCGAGGCCGCGATCCGCTCGGTGAACAGCTCAGGGAGCTCCCCGTTGACCGGCACGGTGGCGCAGGCCTCGACCTGCACCAGCCGCGACCATGCGCCGTGTGCGGCCGAGATTCCGTAGCCGCCAGCCGAGCGGATCACCAGCCACGGCTCGGTGACCTCGGCTGGCTTCCGTAGGCCGATCCGGTCCGAGTCGCCGCCCAGCCGGGCGACCAGCTGCGGCCAGGAGTACAGCGCGCTCTGCACGATCAGCACCGCGGGCGGCGGCTCGGCCAGCACAACCGGCAGGGGGCCGCTCACCGCGCAGACCAGCCGGTGTAGCGACCGAACTGGCGGGAGGCGTTGGTCAGCGTGGCGTGCACCGGGGTGTCCTCGGTGCCGTACTCCTTGTAGATGGCGTCCGGGTCTCGCTGCACCACCGACACGTCATCACCGGACACGACGACCGTCGGACCATCTCGGTACGCGCCAGACACCACCGGAGCGGTGTCGCGGTGCACCCCGACGATGTCGTGAGCGACCTCGACCCGGTCGGGGGTCGAGAGGTGCCGCGCCTGGGCGACCAAGACGGCCGGGTAGACGGTGACTACAGCAGTGGTCGCCGTGACGTCCTCCTCGGCGGCTCCGCCTGCTCGGCCGGGCGGATGATGAGCGCGGAGACGACCAGCGTCAGCGTCGCGGTGACCAGCTGCCCCGGCTTCACCACGATCTCGTCGATCAGGATCGGCTGCCCCGGTGCGATCGCGAGCGGCACGCCGTTGAGCAGCACCTGGTCGGGCATCAGCCCCTCGCCGCCCTGGGTGGCCGTGCTGTCGACGACCTCCAGGAACACCGGCACCGGGACGGCGCCGGCGGTCACTGCTCCGGCGTCCAGTCCCGGATCGTGACCCGGCCACGGCCACCCTGAGCTTCGACCGCCTGCACACGGGCGACCTCGTTGCCGTCGTCGGCGTGCTCGGCCAGGTAGGTCAGCACCTCCCCGACGTGGTGCTTGGTGGGGTCGAACAGCTCCGCCGGCTCCGGCCGCGTCTTCGACCAGGTCCCGTCGACCAGCTTGTCCCGCGTGCCCTTCGAGTACGGCGACGCGTAGTGCTCGCGGCCGTCCTCGTCGTAGAAGACGCCGACGGTCTCGGCCACCGGCTCCTCGACCGGCGGCACCGACGGCTCGCCGGCCACATCGTTGCCGCCGTCCGCGGTCGTGGCCGCCGGCTGCTGGCCGAGCACGCTGCTGGTGACCGCCGGGTCCGCGGCGGGGGCGTCGGTGGCGGGCTGCTGGCCGAGCACCGTGCTGGTGTCGGCCGCGGCGGTGGTGGGACTGGTCACGATGAGGCTCCCTGCTGGTCGGAGATGAACTTCAGCCGGGCACCGATGTGGTCCGGCTGGCTGGTGAGCAGCGATCGGCGCAGCTCGGGTTGTCCGTGGACGCGGAACCGGACCCCAGAGTCGACGTTGCGCACGGTGGTGGCGGAGGTGACCGGTTCGCCGGGCGGGAAGATCCCTTCCCAGTCGGCGAGCACCGTCCCGTCGGTGTCGAGGACCAGCTGCTGGGTGTTGAGCTGCCACAGGTCTGCGCGGCTCTCGGACGGCACGTCACGGCCCGGCAGCCAGGTGGTGTCGTCGGCGTCCCGAACGCGGGGGCCGGGGTTGAGCAGCTCCACCTTCTGGGCGAAGGCGTGGCTCACCACGGGCCCCAGCCGCGCCGGATGCCCACCCGGACGGTGCCGAACAGCATGCCGTTGCCGGTGGGCTGGCTGGTGCTGGGCTGCAGCTCCTTCAGCTCGGCCTCGGTGAAGAACACGCCGGTCGCTGAGCCGTCGGGCAGCGTCATCCCGTAGCTGCGCGGACCGATCGTCTCCTGCAGCTGCTTGGCACCCTGCGGGTTCTCCATGTACCGCCGCACGACGCCGGCGACCTTGGCCGTGGCCGACCGGGCGAGGTCGCCGGTCGGACCCCGGCCAGCCGCGGTGGCGGCGTCGTCGTCGGCGGCGATGCGGTCGTCGAGGTCGGGCAGGTTCCGGCGGAGCAGAGCGGCGGCGTCACCGATGTGCGTGGTGACCAGCTTCTGCTCGTCGGTGGTGAGGGGACGCCAGCGGTCGGCGACGTCCTGGTGTGTGGCGTAGTCGGCCACTGGCGTCCCCCCGTCCATCAGGACCCGGAGCCGGAGCCCGAGTCGCTGTCACCGGCGGCGGCCTGGAGGGCGTCGTCGGCTTCCAGGGCGGCCGCGTACGACTTGAGCGACGCGGCCCCCTCCGGGTTGATCTTGTCCGCGTCCTCGCGGCCCTCGTTCCGGCGGGCGATCTCCGCCTTGAGGTCCGCGAACTTCTGCTCGCCGTAGGGCGTCGGCTCGGCGTCCGCGCCGCCCTCGAGCAGGTGGGCGCCGATCTGGTCCTTCGCCCACGTCGGCACGTCGGCCCCAGCGAGCAGCAGCTTCGGCGTGCTGTCGGTCGGATCCACGACCCAGGTGTTGTCGGTGACGGTCGCCATCGTCAGAGCACCTTCACGGACATGGACAGGTCACCGTTGGCCAGGACGGGCTCGCCGATGGCGTCAGCGAAGATCTCCAGGCCCATCGGCGGCTTCTCGTTCTTGTAGACGCCGGTGACGATGCCGGGCTGCTCCCCGTCCTCGATGCCCCAGCCGGCCTCGAGCGAGGACAGCGTGCGACCCCAGAACGTGGCACCGAGCTCGGTGGCGGCGAAGTCGTCAGTGCCGACCGGCGCCGGCAGACCGAAGATCCGGTCGTCGGGCAGCACCTTGGTGACGACGCCGTCGACCTGCACGCGCCGGTTGGACAGCACGATCGGGGCGACGCCGTAGGACTGCAGCGTGTTGCGCACCTCGTCGGCGTTGGCCATGCGGGACCCACCGCCGGCGAGCACAGTGGCGAACTGGCTGCCCGAGGTGAGGGCCCGGAACGCCCGGGTGGACATCAACCAGCAGCCGACGTCCTGGCCGGCGCCGGGCACGGTGGAGCCGTCCCCGTCGCGGTACAGGTCGTTCCACGTCTGGAACTGCGCGAGCCGGTCCGTGCCGGTCGCCGACCACAGGGCCGGCGCGGTGAAGGTCAGCCCCGCCGAGCGGCCGAAGTCGTCGGCCATCCGGTAGTTGTCCTGGGTGATGGCGGCGATGCCGGTGTTCACCGTGATGCCGCGCAGCCGCTCCATCGCGTCGGCCACCGACCGGACCAGGAGGTCCGTGGTCGCCAGGATCGTGTTCAGCGTCTGCGCATCGGACACCGAGCCACCGCGACCGCGGAGCTGCTCGTACTCGGTGTTCGGCATCCACTGCCCGAGGGCGGGCAGCTCCATCGTGACCCGGTTCGCCTGCTGGCGGCGACCCGGCTCGAGCTCGGCGTCGTACGCGCGGAACCGCGCGACGTCGACCAGCCCGGTGCGGCCCTTGATGAACCGCACGACGATGTCCTCGACGAAGCGGTTGGGCAGCCAGCGGGCCAGCGTGCCCTGCCGCGCCTCGTAGGCGGCCAGGGACTCCCGCGCGTACCCGGTGAGGGTCGCGGGGTCGATCAGATCGGTCCAGAGCATGACGTCTCAGACCCCTCTCAGCGGTAGACGACGGTGACGTTGGAGCGCTTCGCGTACGCCACTGGCGCGACGAAGGCTTGGACGCCGACCGGCACGCGGTCGGGGCGGACCCGGCCGTGGTCGAGCAGCGGGACGTTCAGGTCCTCCGTCGAGCCGGGGACGACCGGCTGGTCGGTGAACAGGTGACCGGCGAGCACACCGGCGCCGGTGGTGGTCGCCTCGGTGGAGTCGTAGGGGACCAGCTGCCCCCCGACGAGCGCGCAGGGCGTCCCGGACGGGATGTAGCCGTTCGGGTAGTGCGTCTCCTTGGTGAACGCGGAGACGTGGAGGGACTCGGTGCGGCCGTTCCAGATGCTGTGGTCGGACCGCAGCCACCGGAAGTCGCCCGCGCCGGTGAAGCTCTCCGTGCGGAGCTTGGGCATGGCGGAACCTCTCTGTGAGGAGGGATGGAGTCGAGCGGGTGGGTCGCGGCCCGGAGCGGTTCCGCGGTGCTGGCGTGAGCTCGGAGCGGGCTCAGCTGGCGCTGGTGTTGCCGGCGCCCTTCACGGGGTGCCGGTCGGCGAAGAGGGAGCGGCCACCGGCGACGGAGGGCTTGCCCGTGCCGCCGCGGCGTCCGTTCCCGAGGTCGGGGTCACCGGCACCCGCGGGGCCACCGAGCGTGGCCGCGAAGGCGCGGATCCCCGAGTAGTCGACCTTGGCGTCCTGGCCGACGAAGCCCGCCGCGGTGACTCCGCGCATCAGGGTGGTGACCTGCTCCTCGGTGCGGCCGGCGGACAGCTGCGCGCGGAGGAACTCCGTCGCGGCCTCCTGCGCGATCTGGGTGCGGCCCTCGGTGCGGCCGGCGTCACGGGCCTCGTCGGCGGCCTTCTCCGCGTCGGTGCGCTGAGCGGCCTGCAGCTGGTCGTACTCGGTGGCCTTCCGCTGAAGCTCGGCGAGATCGGCGGGCACGCGGGACTGCTGGACCTTCGACTGGTTGCGCCAGTACGCAGCCGCCTGCCCGTCGGTCATCTCGGCGACCGCGGTGTTGGCCGGGAAGCCGAGGTCGTTGCCCTGGGCGTCGGTGGCGTTCCCGTTCGGGGCCGGGGCCGGGGCCGGGGGCGAGGGCGCGGGGGTCGGGGGCGTCGGAGTCGGCGGCGTGGGCGGGGTCGGCGGCTCGGAACCACCGAGGATCGGCCAGATCGGCTTGCCGTTGCGCCGGTACCCCAGCGGGGTGATCGCCTGGCCGGTGCGCGGGTGGCGGGCGAGGGTGTTGAGGTGCATGTGCGTCTCCCAGATCGGGGGATGGGCGCCCGTGAGGGGCGCAGACCGACCAGAGCGGCCGGCCAGCTCGTGGTGGTGCTACGCCGCCAGCTGGCGCTGGAGCTCGGCGACACGGGCGCGCTGCCAGGTCAGCGGCGCAGAGACGTCTTCGCCCGCCCGGGCACGCCGCTCCAGGTCCGGGATGGTCGCCTCGTAGGTGGCCAGCTGCCGGCGCAGCGAGGTGGCCTGCTCGTCGGCGCGCTCAGCAGTTCGGCGGACCCGCCGGCTCTTCAGGTCATCGGCGACGTCGTCGGCGCTGCGGAAGGCTCGGCCCTGGCGGACGAGGAGCGGGCCGAGTTCACCGTGCTGCTCGATCCGGTAGCGGGTGCGCTTCAGCTTCGCGGCGGAGGTGCCCCCGGCGTCGGAGTAGAGCTCGGCAAGGTCGTCGGTGTTCAGCTGCACACCGGGGTCCTGGGAGCCGACGATCGGCAGGACCGAGCACTTGCACTTGTTGTGGATGGGCATCAGCGAGCTGCGCCCGTAGATCCGGTCCGCGGCGGCGATGCACAGCCCACACGACCCGCCCTTGGACAGGTACGGGCGGAGGACCCGTCGGTAGCCGCGGATCTGCTTCGACCTGGAGAAGATGTCCACGGCGCCCTGCCGGACGGCGAGCTCCAGGTCGGTCTCCGCGATGCCGCGGAGCCGTGCCCGGCCAGCGGCCTCAGCGGCGTCGGGTGGGGTCCCCAGAGAGCGCAGGTAGCGCACGGTCGCGGCCGGACGGAGCAGGACCTCGTCGATGGGCACGCCCTGCCGGAGCGAGTCCGGCAGCTGCACCAGCTGGCCACCAGGGAGGTCGTCGACGCCGAGCTGCTCAAGGACCTGCCGGAGGTAGGACTCGGTCACCTGACCGGAGGCGAGCTGCGCCGACCGCAACAGCGCCGCGGCCTGCGCGCTGAAGATCGGCAGCTGGTCGGTGGCCGCCGGGTCCCGCAGCGCGCCCCACAGCACCTCCAGGAGCGTGAGCGCCTGCTCGGTGACCGCTGCCTGCGCCGCGGCCTGCCGAGACGCCAGGGTGGCGATCGCGGACTCAGCTGGTCGGGGCTGCGTCATCCGCCGGTGCCGGCTCCGGGTCGACCCGCTCGGCCGGCGCGATGCGGAGCGGCTGCGCCGTCTGCTCGGTCTGGCGGGCCATCCCCGCCTGGGCCAGCTGCAGGAACGCGTCGGCCTGCTGCGCCTTCAGCTCGGCGTCAGCCTCCGCGGGCGTCAGCTGCCAGATGTCGGTCAGCACCCGACGCGGGGACAGGCCCTTCGCCTTGCTGGAGGCGTCGGCCTTCTCCGCGAGGCTGTACCGCTCGACCGGGCGCCACAGGGTGTCCAGCTCCCCGAACTTGGACCGCTGGAGGTTCTCGGCGCCGCCCATCATCTCGAAGCCGAGGCTCATCACCTGCGAGAACCCGATGCCGTCGCGGGTGTTGTGGTCCTCGACCTTGAAGTTGATGCCCTCGCGCTGCAGCGTCGCCCCGGCCGCGGTCTGGTTCGCCCCGTCCGGCACGAACATGTAGAACGGCGACTGCGACACCGTGGACAGCTCCCGGACGTCGTCCTTGCTGGCCGTCAGGATGCCGGTGAGCTCCGGCGGCTGGGACTCCCACAGCTCGGCCATCGGCGGCAGCAGCCACATCGACGCCGGGTCAGCGACGAACACCTCGTCGAGCCCGGAGTAGTCGATCGGCTTGCCGCGCATCTCCTTGACCGGCCAGTCGTCCGGGTAGTGCGACGGCATGTTCTTCAGCGCCCGCTGACGGAAGGCCTGCATGACGACCAGGACCATCCGCTGCAGGATCCCGTGCCGGATCCGGTCGATCAGGTCGACGTGCTTCTCGAACTCGGCCAGGCCGCCGCGGTTGGGGAAGTGGACGATCGGCGCCCGGGACGTGGGCAGCTTCACGACGTTCTCGTCCCAGGTCCACGCCGACGGGTTCATCGGCCGGCCGGGGATCAGCGACGTGGCCTTGCCCTTCTTCCACGCCTTGTGGACCTCGGCCTGACCGCCGTTCTTGCCGGGCAGGTAGACGTAGCCGTAGTCGCGTTCCTCGTCGGGGTCCCAGTACGTCTTCAGGCCGGCCCGGACGATCCACGGCCGCACCGGATCGTTCGCGGTGATGCAGTTGCGGGGGTCCTCGGCGGTGATGACCGCCTGCCCGTCGGACTGCGAATCCGGGGGCGCGACGATCGCGTAGGCCTCCGACATCGACAGCTTGGCCTCGAGGATCTCGGGGGCCCGCACCGCCATCCGGTTGGCCCGCCACAGCTGGGCGGCCGCCGCGTCGCCGCCGGCGTCGTTGTCCGCCGCGGTCCGGAACCCGACCGGGGTCTGCCGGTCCAGCACGGCCCGGCAGATCAGCTCCTCGTAGTTGGTGCGGGCCAGCTTCTGGAACGCCGCGTAGGACTCCTTGGCCTTCTCCGCGCCCTCGGGCAGTGGCGGGTCGGAGTCGTAGCGCTTCTTCAGCTTCTGCAGCCGGCCCGCGCGCTGCGCCTGCTGCAGCGCCAGCCGCTTGAACCACCATCCGGGGGAGCCCTGGATCTTGGCGTCGTCGAGCGCCACAGCGACCTCCCCTCATCGGATCTTCCGCGGCATCTGCCAGCCGGCGTACTTCGAGGGGGCCGCGGGCTCGGCGTCCATGCACTCCTTGAGCGCGTTGACCGCCGCTGCGACACCGTCGATCTTGTCGGCGGCGGTGTCCTTGTCCGGCTTCACGTTCCCGGCCGGGTCCATCCGGACCGCCAGGTTGTCGACCATCCAGCGCATGACCGGGTTGCCGCCGTGCCGGTACCGCTCGGAGAGCACCAGGCGCTGCAGCTCTTTCAGCGGCGCCGACACCGACCCGTAGCCCTGCCCGATTGGCACGCACGTGATGCCGGCGTCGTCGAGCCGGCGGACGACGTCGCTGGTGCCCCACCGGTCGTAGCCGATGGTCTGCACGTCGAACCGGTCGGCGTCCTTGATGATCGTGGCGACGATGAAGTCGTTGTCGATCACGTTGCCCGGGGTCGTCTTCAGCCAGCCCTGCTTGACCCACGTCGACGCGTTCTTGGCCGTCCGGTTGTCGAGGTCCCGGAGCTTCTCCTCGGGGACCCAGAACCGCCAGATGGCCTCGTGTCGGTCGTCGTCGCTCGGGAAGTCCCAGCACAGCGCGGTGATGTCGGAGACCGACGCCAGGTCCAGGCCGCCGTGGCACGCCCGGCCGGCCAGCTTCATCTCGTCTACCAGGCCGGCGGTGTCGTCCCAGTCGCCGAGCTGGATGTACCGGGTCGTCTGCTTCGTGCGGATCCCGAGGTGCAGGCGCTGGAACTTCGCCAGGTCGGCCGGGCTGTCCCGGGCCTTCGATGCTTCCTTCTGCAGGTACGCCCGGGTCGGGGACACTCCGTAACCGGGGTTCGCCTTCCGGTGAGTCTCCTCGGCGAACTCGTCGTCTTCCGGGGCGGCGGCGAACACCACCCCGAAGGTCGTCGCGTCGATGATGACCCGCTCGGCGAGCTGCTCGACCCGCTTCCGCTTGCGGGCGTAGATGGTGTTCGGCTTGCCCTCGTCCGCGGTGGTGATCGCCGCGGTGAGCGGCTGGTCCCGGGAGCCGGTGCCCGTCTCCAGGGTGTCCACCAGGTCCGGGGACTTGTGGATGTGCAGCTCGTCGATGACCGCGCAGTGCAGGTTCGCGCCGTGCTGCGCGTCAGCGACCGAGGAGATCACCTGGAAGTAGCTGGCCGACGCCGGGTGGACGATCCGCTTCGCGTACGCCTTCAGGTGCGACTTCAGCGCGGGGGCGTTGTTGACCAGCGCCTTGACCGGGGCGAAGACGAAGCCGGCCTGGTCCTGGGTCGTGGCCGCGGCGACCACCTCGGCACCCGGCTCCCCGTCCGCCGCCGTCATGTAGATCGCGATGCCGCCCAGCAGCGTGGACTTCCCGTTCTTGCGCGGGACGTCCACGTACAGCTCGCGGATGACCCGCACCCACCGGTCGGCGTCCTCGTCGAAGCGGACCCACCCGAAGACCGGCGCCAGGATGTACGCGACCTGCCACGGGTCCGGCTTCAGCGGCTGCCCGGCCCACTTGCCCTTCGTGTGCCGCAGCTTCGAGAACGACTTCAGCACCCGGTCGACCCGGGCCGGATCGAAGCGGACCCCGGGCATCCCCAGCTCGCCCGGCTCCGGCGTCTTGATCAGCGGCGGGCAGTCCGGCAGCGGAATCCCGCGAGAGATCAGGTACCAGGCGACCTCGGGCGACAGCTTGAGCCGCTCGAGCTCCTCCAGCGGCGGGAGGACGACGTCGTCAGTCGGTCGGCGAGCCCCCGAACGGGTTGTCGTCGTCCTCGCCACCGGTCACCTTCCCCAGCGCCATCTCCGACGCCGGCGACAGCCCGAAGAGGTTGGCGAAGGCGCGGAGCTCGCGGCCGGCGTTGCGCGCGATCCCGACAGCGGGGTGAGGGAGGGTCCCCTGCTTGGCATCGATGGTCAGGCCCTCACGGCGGACCTGACGGGTGGCATCGACGAACGTCGACCACGTCTCGCAATACGCCGTCAGCGTCGCCCGGTCCTCCTCCTTCAGGAGGTCCAGCCGGGTCAGCCCCGGGACGACCCGGCGCCACTCCGCCGCGGCCTCCTTCGACAGCCACGTCGGCGGCTTCGGCGCGATCCGGCGGAACTCCGGCGTCGTCTTGACCTTCCGGCCACCGGAGTCGACGCCCTCGCCACGACCGTGCAGCAGCTGCAACGGCGCGGGCAGCTGAGCAGGCACGGCCGGTGAGTTCCTAGCTCAGCGCGCCGACGATGGCGCCGAAGACGGCGTCCTTGCGGCGCTGGTCCTCCGGCAGTTCGTCGTACGGCACCAAGCAGGGGTGGGTCTTCGCCTCGGCATCCTTGACCGCACCGAAGGACCAGCCGTCTCGGACCTTCGAGTCGCACCAGGAGTCGTGCAGCTGCTCGGGCGTCGCGCCGGCCCGCGCCTCGGCCACCCCCTCGACCGCCGAGGCGCGCTGCCACTCCGGCGCCTCGTCCCAGGACGGGCTGACGGCCGGGTCGCCGGCCTCGATCTGCAGCGCCCGGTTGGCCTCGTGGCACACGCGGGCGATCGCCGAAGCGTCCATGAGCAGTCCTCTCGTTGGGGGTGACCCCCTGGTCGAAGGGTTGAGACGGTGAATGCACGCAGAACTGGCGGTCAGGGAGAGAGGGGCCCGGGGGGAGGGGCCCCCCCACCCGGTCACCCGGTCACCTGGTCTCTCGGCACTCCGGTCACCGGGTTCCCCGTCCCCGGGACCGTGGCGGGCGGCCTCTGGTGCTGCGGTTGCACCCCTCGTGTGCTGGTCCGCGGTAGGTGGTGCGGTCGTCGTCGTGGTCGAGGTCCCATGCCTGGCCGGGGTGGATGCGGCGGCTGGGTTGGAGGCACCGTGGTGCAGCGCAGTCGACGTGGCCCGCTTCGACTTCGGGTCGCCAGTCCTCGCGAGTGCGCTGGTGGGTGGTGCCGTAGCCGCGTTGGGTGGTGGTGCCGCGTGCTCGGCTGGCTACTTGGGCGCAGTTGGGGCACCGGCCGGTGCCTGGGTGGAGGGTCTTGCAGTCGGGGCAGCGGGCGGCGGGGCGGGTGGGCACGCGGGCAGCCTCCGTCGCGTCCGCGGTGGGGCGGGGTGCAGCAGGGTCCGTCACCTGGTGTGGTGGCGGGCCCTGGTGGTCCCGGAGCCGATCCCGGGTGTTCGGCGGGTAGCTGGTGCGACGGCTCCCGTGTGCGGGTATGCGTCGCGTGGCCCAAGTGTTACACCGGGTCGCTCTGGTCCGCAACGGTCAGCGTCGGTAAGGCGGTGTCGCCGTGTATCCGGGGCTACGTGCGCACGACGTGTCGTCGAGGGGCCAACCCAGTCCGGTGGCCACTGGCCGACGGGGTGGCTTCTTGACCTCGACCACGTCGGGAGCGCACTGAGTGCAGCGCTTGCGACCTGGTGTCTCAGCTTCCGGCCGTGTGAGCAGGCGCGGGTAGCGCTGTGGTGTGTTCGCCAGTGGGTCTCCGAGGAAGCGCTCTGCCGAGGCGATGCTGGACCGGACGACCCGACAGCTCAGGTCGTGGACCTTCCCCGGCTTGTCTCGACTCCCGAACTCGGCGAACGTGTTGCTCGGGTCCTGTCGCTGGGATTCGTACGAGGCGCGGCTTGCGTACACCTCAGCGAGGTACATCTCGGTGTAGCTGTGCTCGTGGCAGGCGCCGTGATAATCGCAGCCGCAGGCGCCACACCATCTGCATTGCTGACACGGGACGGGTGGATGCACGGGCGCAGTCACGGGTAGCTCGGCTCCTGGAGTCGGTGTCCGGGTGAAGTGGTGGCCTGCGAGCGGCGCCAGCGGGCGATGACGCTGTCGCCGTCGTAGAGGTCGCGGCCGATCTTGACGATGTGGCCGCGGTGCACCCAGCCGCGGAGGGTGCTGGCGGGGATGCCCATGACCGCCTCGATCTGGGCCGACGTGTAGGCGCTCACCGGCGGGTGTTCCGGGACGGCAGCATGGCCGGCCACGGTACCGGCGCCGGCCCCGCTGGTCAGCGGGCTGGCAGCTCGCTGACCGGGCGCTTGGCGTACCAGCAGTGCCCGGTCGCCCGGCACAGCTGCTGGTGGGTGGGGCCGTCCATGTGCACCAGGATGGCGTCGATGCAGGGGACCGGCTCCCCGCAGTGGTCGCACACGACCTGGGGATGGCCGTTGGCGTCGCGGCCCTCGACGACCTGCCGCCACTCGAAGTGGTTGGCGGGGTGCAGCGGGGCGGTCATGCGCGCTCGCTGAGGCGCAGCTCGGCGAGCAGGGCGGTGAAGCCGCGGGTGGCGCCCCGGTTCGAGCTGGCCGGCGCGGGCGGCGCCGGTGGCGGGGTGGGCGCCGGGGAGGCCGCGGTGCGGGTGTCGTCCTCGTGCTGCTGGGTGGCGAGGATGAGGGAGAGGCGGGCGAGATCGCCGCCGCGGCCTCCTTCCCACCGGTGGGTGGGGTTCCGGTCGCAGACGACCTCCCGGGGGCGGAGCGGGCCGTCGTCCTCGTCGTCGTCTCCGCCGGTGGTGTGCTCGACGTAGAGGGGCCACAGCTGGCCGCCGCACTCGGTGCCCTGGTCGTCGATGTGCTTGTAGCACCAGCCGGTGAGCGGGCGGTCGTCGTCGTTGCGGTTGACGCGCATCAGCTGGGCGCGGAGTTCGCGGAGTTCTTCGCGCATGGCGGCGACCCATGGCTGGCGGGCGATCCAGTCCAGGGCTCGGGTGAGGAGGAGGCGCTCGGTGCGGACGGTCACCGGGGCGGGCGCGAGGTGGCCTACACCGATGACGCCGGCCGGGTCGACGACGTAGGGGCCGCGGTACCCGGTCGGGACGCGACCGATGGTGAGCACCTCGGGGCGCTGGAGGCGCCGCTCTTCCCGGACGCGGTCGGCGAGGTCCTGGAGGACGCCGAGGGCGTACAGCGGGCGCTCGGCGCGGGCCTCGTGCTCATCGGCGTCGGCGCGGATCAGCGCGCACGACCCGTGGTCGCAGGCCGGGCAGGTGGGGCCGTCGTGCTGCCAGCCGTGTGCGGTGGACCGGGGGTCGGTGTGGACGAGAACGTCGAGGACGACCGGGGACTGCTGGGAGGCCAGGGAACCGCCTCCGCCGCCGTCCCAGCGGATGGCGAGGGAGGGGACGGCGGACAGCCGGGCGATCTCGTCCTCGATGTCGTGGAGCCAGGTGCCGAGCTCTTCGAGGTGGTGGCGGCAGAGGACGCCGTCGGTGGCGGGGTGGGGGCGGCCGGGGACGACGCAGCTGGTCGTCTCGGTGGTGGTCACGTGTGGGTGCGCTCCGGGGACGTGGGCGGCCAGCTCGTCGACGGCGACGTGGGCGAGGTCGCGGAGGTTGGTGATCGGGTTCCGCATCGGGGTCAGCGGCGGCGGCGCTTGCTGGAGTTGGGGTGGCCCTGCCGGTGCCGTTCGCGGACGGCGGCGAGTGCGGCGTCGATGTCGAGCTGGGAGCCGCACACGGTGGTGGTGCGCCCGCACGCCGGGCAGGTCCAGCGGTCGTCGCTCACGTCGGCCATCAGTCCTGGCCCCCAGCGGCCGGTGCGGGCTCGGGGTCGGGGTCGCCCGGGGCGAGCGGCAGGAGGCTGGCGCGGAGCGCGGTCTGCAGCTCGATGACGAACCGGCGCTGCGTCAGGGCGGGGGCGCGTTCGACGAGATCGGCGAGCTGGTCGACGGCCTTGTCCAGCTGGGGGTCGGACAGGTGGGTGACCGAGAGCTTCATCTGCTCGAGCATCAGGCGGGCCGTGAGGTGGCTGACGGTGAGGCAGATGTCGGGCGGGGGCTGGCCGGGGCCGGGCACGCACCGGCCGGCCTGCTGGTAGACGCCGCGGACGCCGATCTCGCAGTCGCACGTCGGGTCCTCAGCCAGCGTGGTGCGGATGCCGACCAGGTAGCCGTGCAGCTGCTGGATGCGGTCGAAGAACGCGGCCATCGCGGTCTGTTCGGACTTCTTCATCGGGGTGGCTCCTCGGTGCTGGAGAGGGAACTGGGGGCGGGGAAGCCGAGGGCCGCGGGGGCGCCTACCGTCGTCGGGGTGGGCGAGGAGCGGCGGCTGGTGACCGGCCACCTGCCGGAGGGCGAGCTGGAACGCGAGCTCGCCCGGGTCACCGACCGCCGGGACCCGCCGGTGCCGGTGGATGGGTGGCTGCGGCTCGACAGCCGGTGGACCGCCGGTGAGCTGCACGGCTGGCGGATGGGGTCCACGGGCGCGGAGACGGGCCGGCTGGTGGGCATGGTGACCGGCCTGCGGGAGTACGCGCCGGGCTTCTGGTGCGAGTACCTGCTGTGGCTGTTCACCGAGCAGCTGCGTATCCGCCCGGACGACTGAGCGGTCACCGTGCACCCCCCGGCCGGGCGGCGGGTTGGCGGTGCCGGCCCCACATCACCGTGACGGTGGCGCCGACGTGCAGGTGGTAGCCGGCGTGGAGGTCGGCGAGCTGGCAGCGCACCCCGGTCCGATGGGTGGTGTCGCAGCCGCGCCGCGTCCATCCGAGCAAGTCACCCACGGTGCCCACCTCTCGAGGCGGCACACTGCCGGCTATGACGCCCCGCACCTACCGCTGCGCACTGACCGCGACCATCACCGTGGATGACGAGACGCTGAAGTCGGCCCTGCTCGGTTTCGGGTTGCGAGAAGGCCTGGACGGCCCGCCCGTCGATGACCCGGACGTGGTCTTCGACGCCCAGCAGCAGATGCTCAGTGCTGTCGAGCACCTGCCCGCCGAGCAGCTCCTGCAGATGTTCTTGGTGAACGGCTACGTCGTGCCAGCGAACCTGGCGATCCGGAACCACATCATGGGCGGACTGCCGGGCTCCACCGTGGAGATGACGGGCGTGGACGTCGAGCCGCTGGACAACTGACCGGCTCACCGCTGGGCCAGCTGTTCGGCGGGTTCCTTCGGCTCGTCCGCGCAGTAGGCGTTCGGGCCGCCGTGGCCGTGTCCGCCGCAGAACCTGCATGGCCGCTCGTCCGCCTGCTGCCCCTGCTCCACCACCGGGGACGGGGCGGCGGGGCGCCGAGGGTGGTGCGAGCCGAACGGGGCCATGCAGAGCCGGTCGCAGTCTGGCCGCTGCTCCGTCCCCGCTGGGGCTGTCGGTGGCCGGGGGCACGGCTGCGGGGCATCGGGTGGCGCAGGCCGGCGTGGTGGGCCCGGAGTCCACGCAGCACGGACCGGTGGGCTGGACGGGGCGGGCCGTGGTCCGGTCGGGGGCCGGGCTGTCGGCGGTCATCGGGCCAACTCCAGCGGCTCGACGGCGTGCTCGGGACACAGGTGCGGCTCGTTCGGCCGGTGCGGGTTGTACTGCCACCCGTCCGCCGTGAGCTCGCGCCAGTTGTCGGCCAGCGCCCCGTACCAATCAAGAGTCCACTTGGTGCAGCCGCTTTCGCTGTCGCACGTGATGATCGGGAAGGTGGCGTTCACTGCTGGGCCTCCGCACGGAGAGCAGCAGCGCGGGCGACCAGGTCCTCGGCCTTCACCAGGTAGCACGTCAAGCGCTCGACCGGACCGAGCTTTGCCACGGTCGTCTTGTCCTCGCGGAAGGCCGCGTCCAGCGCCTCGGCGGCGGCTTCGGCGCGCAGGCGGGCCGCCACAGGCAGCAGGGCGTCCGTCAGCTCGCCATCGGTCATCAGCACCCGCGGGTCGGGCGACCGCAGCTCGGTCACCACGCGCAGCAGCTGCTCCCGCCAGTCCACGGGTGCCTGGTCGACGGGCTGCTCGTCGACGCCGTGGGTCAGCCGGGGGTCGTTGCGGTCGCTGGTGGTGCTCATGAGGTGCCTCCTGGTGGGGTGTCGATGGGTAGGGCGGTCTGCTGGTCCTCGTCGATGGCGTCGAACAGGGCGGCCTTCGTCTCCGCGTCGTAGTCCGCGGACCACGGCCACTTCGTGGCCCTCTTGTAGAGGTGGTCGGGCCACGCCCGGACGTCGCGGTCACCGCGGAACCGGTCCAGCACGTAGGCGTTGGTGTCCTGGTTGTCCGGCTCCCGTTTCAGGACCAGCCCGAACTCCGGCCAGCGCATCCAGTACGAGGAGCCGATCGGGTCCGACCGGCGGGCACCCGAGCCGTCGCCCTTCGGCGCGTGGTGCTCGATCCAGAACGCGCACCCGTACCGCTCCCGCAGGTGATCGACCGCCGCCCGAACTCCGCCGGGCCGGCTTCGTGGTCGTCCCCGGAGCGGCGCCCGTACGCCTTGTAGACCGGGCCGATCGCGACCAGGTCCGGGCGGGTCTGCTCGATCACCCGGGCCAGGAGCGCCCGGTCCGCGGGGGCCCGCAGGTCCATGCCACCGGGCCGGTTCCACCGCCAGAACCGGTCACCGACGTCGGCGCCGTCGTCCCAGACCTGCCCGACGATCCCGCGCAGACCACGCCGGACGAGGTCGACGGGGTTCTCCAGGTCGATGAGCAGCACCCGGCGGGGTCGGATCTTCACCTGCGGCATGAACGGGTGCATGCCGGCGGCCAGCAGCGTGCACATCTGCCGGGCCAGCACCGACTTCCCGACGCCTTCCCCGGCGATCAGCACGACCCGGTCGGCGCGTTCCAGCACGCCGGGGATCACCCAGGAGTGCGGCGGGCTGGGCTCGTTCACGAAGTCCCGGACCAACCCCAGCCCCGGGATCGGGGAGTTCCCGTCGATGGGCTCGTCGACGACCAGGCCGAGGCGCACCGACAGCTCCGCGGCGTTGTCCAGCACGACGTCCAGGTCCGCCTGCGACGTCGCCGTCTGGACCAGGCCAGCGCCGATGGCGTGGACCTGCCGGCGCAGCGTGGACTCCCGCACCAACAGCGCGAAGTGCCCCAGCGTGCCCGGGGTCCGGCCACCGGACACCAGGTCGTGCAGGTACAGCGGGCCGCGGTGCGCGCTGCCTTCCCCGCCCTCACCGATCCGGGTCAGCTGGTCGCGGCGGCGGAGCTCGTCGACCAGCAGCAGCGGGTCCGCGGTGCCCTTGGCCTCCCAGACGGAGAGGATCGCCGAGAGGATCTCGGGGTGCCCGGGGCCGGGGTCGAGGTCGCCGGGGCGGACCCCGCAGGCTTCGGCGAGCTGCGGGGCCTCGATGAGGATGCCGAGCAGGGCGCGCTCGGCATCGACGTTGTGCGGCTCGATGGCCGTGGGGGCGGTCATCACAGCTCCCACGACGGCCTGGCGCCAGCTGCGACGGCGGACTGGTTGGCCAGCTCGTTGACCAGCGACGGCAGCGTCGACGGGTTCAGCCGGCGGCGGACGAGCTCGGTGAGGGCCCGCTTGATCAGCTCTCCGTCGAACCCCTCGCCGAGCATGCCCTTGACGTGCCGGGCGACCTGGCCGACGACGGTGCTCGGCGGGCGACGGGTGTGGAGGTCGACGTAGGCGGCGACGAGCTGCTGCGCGGCTGGGTCTTCGGCTGCTGCGTCGTCTGTGGGAGTGGGCGATCGGTGAGGGCGCGGAGCGCGTTCCCTCGGAGAGACCTGCTCCCTGCTACCTGCCTCATGCTCCCTGCCACCTGCTACATGCTTAGCGCGAGCGGCGCCCGGATCGGTCTGCGCGCCGCTCGGACGGGTCTGCGCAGGAGTGGGACGGGGATCGGGTGTGATCTGAACGTGCTGCTCAGGGAGCCGCTCCGGTGTCTCCGGGGGCGGCGCGGGGTGGCGCGACGGGACCTTGTTCGGTTCGAGGCGCTGGTGCTTCGCCAGCTTCGGCAGGAACAGGTACGGGTCGCCGTCGATCTCGTACAGCTGGGCCACCCCGGCGGCCTCCAGCGCCTTCAGCATCCGCTCGAGGTCGTCCAGGGACAGGTCGTCGTCGAAGGGGAAGACCTGCCCCTTGATCAGCCGGGGGTCGGCCTGAGCACGAGCCCACTCGTCGGCCTGGTTCCACAGGCCCAGGTACAGCATCCGCTCGTCGCGGGACAGCGAGCGGGTGAGCTTCCGGTCGAGCCAGAACTCCGGCTTGAGGCTGCGCATCCGCGCCATCAGGCGAGCGCTCCTTCCTGGATGAGGGCCGCCGTCTGCTCGCAGGTGAGCCCGCCGACCCGGGCGATGTCGCTGACGGGCAGGCCACGCTCGGCGGCGTGGGCGCAAGCCCGGGCGAGGAACGCCTGGTGCAGCTGGCGTGCATGGGAGGTGACGGCGACGGCGTTGAGCAGCTGGTCGTCGGTCGGTGCCGGCGGGTCGGTCACGTGGTGGTCCGTTCTGCTCGGGCCAGTTCGTCGAGCGCGACCCGGAGCTGCAGCAGCGCGACGAGGGCGGTGGACGCCCGGCGGCGGACGGTCGGGTGCGGGGACTCCTGGGAGGCCGCGAGCCACTCGTCGAGGTCGCGGCCGGAGGTGGCGCGCACCCCGCGGGTCTCGCTGGACCGGGTCAGGCGCGGGCCGGGCGCCGGCAGCACGACGGGAGCCGGCTCGGCGGCGGCCGGCGCGGGTTCGGGGGCCGGGACGGTGTGCAGCACCGGCGTGGCCGTGCTGGCGGGCTCGGCCCACGCGTCGATCGGTCGCACGTCCGGGACGGCGACCGGCCCGTCATCGAGCGGGTCACCACTGCGCACCGGGTACGTCGCGGTCTCCCCAGCTGGGTACGTCGCCGGGGCGGGGTCCGCGGTCGGTGACGGAGCCGGGCCCGAGGCCTGCGGCTCCGCCACCGGGTCCGCGGGGGCGGTGAGCTCCTCGCCCGGGACGACGTCGTTGACCGGCTCGGCCGTCGCCGGAGCGAGCGGGAAGACCGGCAGGAGTGAGCAGGGCATCCGAGTCCGGGCCGGGACCGGGGGCAGCCCGCGCAGCCCCCGAGGCAGGGTGTTCCGCTTGCTGCGGGGCAGCCGGCCCGACCCGTCGAGGTCCCACTGCCGCTGCTGCAGCACGGCCATGACGTCGTCCCGGGTCCACCCGTTGTCCGGACCGGCCCGCAGGATGTCCTCCAGGCGGTTGCCCTGGCAGAACAGCTCCTCGATCAGGGCGGTGGTGTCGGTCATCGGGTGCCTCCGGGCTGCGGGTCGGGCATGGCGCTGGCGCTGGCGCACGCGGCGGCGAGGTCTGAGGGCGGGCGCCACAGGCCGAGGGCGCCCCGGGCCGGGATCGGCTCAGTGAGCGGGACGACGTCTTCGAGCACCAGGTGGTGCACGGCGGTGCGCACGCGGCCGCCGGCCTCGGCGTAGGAGGACTCGCCCCAGGGCCGGCAGCAGCCGGCGTCGGGGTGGGAGTCGACGAGCTGGGCGACGGCGACGACGGCGCCGAGGGGGAGCCGGGCTACGGCCTGGTCGGCGATCCAGGCAGCGGGCCACCCCGTGGCCACCCACGCAGCGACGACCCGGGGGTCGTGCCCGCCGCGGGCCGACCAGGCCTTGCCGGCGTGGATCAGCAGGGTGCCGCGGTAGCTGGTGCCCTGCGAGCGGTTCTCCACCAGCTTCTGGCCGTGCGCGATCGCCCATGACCACGGCGGCTTGACGGTGATCGCCCGGACGTCGACGCTCATGCCACGCCTTCGATCAGCTCACGGCCGAGCGCCAGCATCAGCGCGGCCCGGGCATCCCAGGTGGAGGTGCGCAGGTCGGCGTACCGGACGGTGTCGGAGCGGGTGTTCTCGTCGTGCGACCACACCTCGATCAGCCGGCGTCGAGCGGCACGGGCCATCGGGGTCTGGCCGGGGCAGCCCTGCTTCTCGTGGGCCTTGATCGCGGCGTAGCCGAACAGCACCGCCTCGTTCCAGCTGGGGCCCGCTCCGCCCTTGACCGGGATCGAGCAGGTCGCGCCGCAGCCGGTGCACACGGGGTTGAGGTGCAGGGGCCGGTCCTCGGTGGCCGGGGCGAACAGGTCGAGCTGAACGGCGGCGGTCATGCCGTCACCGCCGCAGCGTGTCGAGGCCGTCCACAGCTGTGTACAGGCGTCCCGCGGGTGAGGCTCGCGGTATGGACAGCTGGGAGTACATGACGCTGCAGGTCGAGGACACCAACAGCGGGCCGGAGTACGTGACCGTGAACGGCCCGCAGTACGCCCGCCATCGCCGAGATGTGGACACGCATCTGCCCGGCGACGCGCTCATGCGCCTCCTCGACGACCTCGGTGGCGAGGGGTGGGAGCTGATCTCCCTCGACGCACCGAACAGCACCTACTGGCTGAAGAAGCGCACTGAGCTGGACGAGCGGGGTGTGCCGCTGCCCGGGCAAGGCCTGCGGTAGCCCGTGCGCCTGCTGGAGGCTCGTCGTGGTCATGCGGGTACCGCCGCGGCGTAGGTCGCCCGGTGGGCGTTGAAGTCGGCGGCCAGCTCGCCCGCGGCGTTCGGGGCGTTGAGGGGGTGCGGGTCGCCGTCGACGCCGCACGAGCACCGGGCGATGACGACGGTGGAGTCGTTCGTTCCGAAGGTGACCCGCTCGACGTGCCGAGGGTCGTACGGCGGCCTCACGCCGCGGCCTGTCGAGCGGTACGCGCCTGCGCGGTGTTGCGGATCCGCCGGACCGTGGCTGGGTCGGAACGCACGCGTCCGGCGATGGTGGCGACGTCGACCCCGGCCGCGGCGAGGCGGTTGACGGCGACCTCCAGCGTCATCCCGGTCAGGTGCATCGGCTGGCTGTCGAGCACCAGCTCAACGGCGTGCTCATCGACCATGTCCTCGCCGACGCTGCCGATTGGCTCGACGGCCGGGATGGTGGCGGGATCGTCGATCGTGTCGTCGTCCCACGCGGCGGGCGGCAGCCAGCCGGAGGCCTCCGAGCGGCGACGGGTCCGCGAGATGCTGATCCGCCGCCTGTGGTCGTCGGCGGGCGCAGGCGTCATCCACAGCCGCTCGTACAGAGCGATGACGGCCTGGCGGGTACGTGCGAGCACCGGCTTGCCGCGCATCGCGCCGTCGAGGCTCTGCCGGTCGATGCCCGCTTCGTTGGCGAGCGCGCCAACGGACCAGCCGAGGGTGGCCAGAGCCTGCAGACGCCGGCGAGTACCGGTGCCATCGACGATGACCGCGCCGGGCAGCTGGTCCACCGTCGGCAGCGGGAGAGCGAGCAGCCGCCGGGCCGCCTCAGGGTTCATTCGCCGGCACGGGGCGGAGCGGCGGCCGTCCCGGGTCTTGCCGTACAGCAGCGTGGTCATGGTGCCGTTGGCGACGCCGGCTACCTTCCCGATCCTCTTCCAACCGACGCCGGTGGCCAGGACAGCGCGCACGTGCTCGCGCACCGGCTCGGCGTCGACCCATCCGCTGGGCGTCCGGCCGTATGCCTGCTGCCGGTTCTGCACGCTGGCGTAGTCCGCGTTCGCGGCGCAGCACGGCAGGCAGCGACAGCGGTCCCGGATGTAGGCCATCCGGGTGCCGTGCTGGTGCTGAGCTCTTGCGCACTGGCACGGCTTCGGGGTGCGGTCGATGCGCGTCGCGTTCACAAGGTGCCTCCCTTCCGGGGATAGGTGCGGGGTCGTTCGGGGCCGCTGTCGCCGGCGTCGGAGATGACGCAGCCGGGCGGGATGGCGGCGTACTCGTCGGCTGTCACGGCCACCCGGAGGTGGCCGACGTGCGCGGTGGGCCGCCAGATCCACCACTCGCGGTCGCCGCCGACGCCTTCGAGGAGGCGCAGAGCTGCGACTTCGAGGGGCGCCGGGAGGTCGAGGAGGCGGCCAGGACGCTGAAGCGAGGCGGAGACGTGCCAGACCGGCCGTCCATCGTTGAGCCGGGCCTACCTGTCGACGGCGAGGACCGTGGTGAGCAGCCCGCGCGGGTGCCGCCGGACCCGCCGGTAGGGCGCCAGCTCGCTCAAGCTCAAGTCGGCCGAGCCGAGCGGGTACGCGAGGGCGTACGCCTGCCGGGCGCTGAGGCTCATCGGGGGCCCCGGATGCCTACCGTGGTGGCCGTGACCGAACCTGCGGAGGAGACGACCCGCCTGGTCTTCGACCCGCGGCGTGCGGTCGAGGTGAAGCGCGACGGCCGCTGGTGGCCGGGCTGGCAGTCCCGCTGGGTGCGGTGGACCCCGGACAGCCCGTGGCGGGCGTCGGTCACGTACACGACCACGGTCGGGTCGACGTACATGGAGGACGTGCTGGCCGAGCGGGTCCGGCTCCCGGCGAGCCCCTGAACGGTCACGGCTGCTCACCGCCGTCCGTGCTGGGCTCGGTCGCCGGGCGGCTGGTGGGCTCCACGGTGCCGGTCAGCAGGTCGACCAGGTCGATGGTCGGCATGTCGGTGCTGACGACGATGGTCGGCGGCCGGCGGCCCTCCATGCTGCGCAGCGCGATCTGGGTGCGCTCGGTGGTGGTGACCGCGAGACCTTCGCGGGTCGCGGCGTGCCACTCCCCGTCGCGGGGGACGAGGACGAGGTAGCTGGGCATGGTGGTCTCCTTCGATCAGGTGGTGGGCAGCGGGGCGAGCTGGGTGTCGCCCCGGACGTAGAGCGGGTGCCGCGGGTGTCCGGACTGGGTCGTGCCGAGGCACAGCAGCGGCTCACCGACCAGCGCCCGGACGTGCTGGCCGCGTGGGCCGGCCATCTGGTGGCCACCCCAGGCGGCGATGACCCGGGCGCCCCGGGCGCGGGCGACGTGGACGGCGCGGGTGATCGCCTCGTCGGCGACCGGCCCGATCGGGTCCGGGTGCCGGCGCAGCTGCGCCGGGTCGGTGGCCCGGAGCGCGAACAGGTTCACGACGGAGATCGCGCCGGCCCCCCAGTACCTGGAGAACCCGATGCAGCGGCGGACCGTGGGGTCGTCGATCTGGGCGTCCGCGGTGGAGGGGTTGAGCATGATCCAGACGTCGCGGGGTGCGGTCGACCAGCGGCGGGTCAGCTCGTACCGGTAGACGCCGTCTTCGGAGAGCTCGGCGCCGCGCACGATGCGGTCAGCCACGGGACACCTCGGCGGGATAGCCGTCGTGCAGCTGGCCGTCCAGCTCGCGGCCGGCCGCCTTCTTCCCGAGCCGGTACATGCTCGTCAGGTGCGCGCGGCCATGGTCGGCGCGGAGCGCCTCGCCCCACCGGGGCCCGTCGGGGTATGCCAGCGCGCCGGGCTCGTAGAGGGTCCCGTCGTTGGCCAGCGAGTAGCTGCCGGTGAAGTCGAAGACGCCGTCCCGCAGCGGTGCCATCGGAGTCCACTCGCCCCACTGCTTGAACAGGAACGGCACGCCGGCGGCGGCGCAGTCGTCACGGAGCCGCTCCGGCCAGTCCGGGTGCATGGGTCGGGCACCCGGGCCGGACTCGCCGCCTGCGACGACCCAGTCCAGTCGCGGCCCCTTCACCAGGTCACGCACCAGCACGCCTGTCGGGCTGGTGGGCTCCGGGTACTCCGGGCCCCACTCAGGCTTCCCGGCCGTCCAGTACGGGTGCAGCACGAGCGGGCCGAGCAGCGGCTCGGCGGACACCCAGCGGACGGCAGCCGGGGTGTCGAGCAGCGCTGGGATGCGGATGTCGGCCCACCGCTGGTTCTCAGCGGAGACGCCGACCCAGACGTTGGGCAGCGGCCAGCCTGGGAGGGCGTGCGGCGGGGAGGTGCGGCCGGTGCGGACGTTGGCAGCCTTCGCCACCATGTTCACGAAGTCCCATGAGGACAGCAGGGACCGCATCCGGGCGTGCCGCTTCGTGAGCACCTGGAAGGTGTGCTGCCCGGCCGTAGCCATGACGGCGAACACCTCGGCGATGTACTCGTCGGGGACCTGGTCGTGGAACAGGTCGGCCATCGAGCACACGAAGATCCGGCGGGGCCGGGTCCAGCGCAGCGGCTGGTCGAGGAGCTCCGGGCGCAGCGTCGGCGCGAACCCGTCCGGGTACGCCTTCGTGCCGGCGAACCGGTGCGCGATCGTCTCCGCGTAGCAGTGGTCGCAGCCCGGCGAGACCTTCGTGCACCCCGTGGCCGGGTTCCAGGTCGCCTCGGTCCACTCGATGCCGGTGCGGTCACCCACGAGGCTCGCCGCCGTTGGCCAGCTCCAGCAGGAAGTCGGCGTGGCACGGCTGGCCGGGTGGGCACCAGCACGCCAGGTCGTGGCCGGCCAGCTCGTCGCGGATCTCGTCGGGCGTGGGCACCTCCGGCTGGCCGGTCACCGGCCACAGGACGGCGTGCCGGTACAGGCGGACGGCGTCAGCCGGCGAGTCCGCGGAGTGGACCGGGCAACGGAGCAGGTCCTCGCCGCACCGCTCACCGTGCTGGTGGACCACCCAGGGGTTGCCCCACCGTCCGGGACGGGCGACGACGACCGCGCCGCCCGGCTTCCGCCAGCCCTTCGTGCGGCGCAGCTGGAGCCGCTGCGGCAGCGCGGTCGCCGGGGTCAGGCGGCCGCCGCGGGCCCGGAGGACGACCGGCCGGTCCTCCATCCCGGCCCAGTCCGCCGGGTCGATGCCGCGGTCGAGCGCGAGGGAGAACAGGCACTCCCGCATGTCCCGGGTGCCGGCGTCGTGGAGCTGGCGGCACTGCTCGGAGTGGAGGATGTACACCGTCTCCTCGGCGGAGACCGCCCGGCCGAGGTGCTGCCGCTCGTCCCGGCGGGCGCCGACGATGGCCTCGATCTCCGAGCCGGGCACGAGGTCAGCCACGGGACACCTCCGGCATCACCGCGGCGGGCAGCGTGCGGACGACGACCTCGGCGCCCGGGCTCGCCAGCGACGACGGATCCTCGCCCACGAACGTCTTGTCCGCGACGACCCGCACGATCTGGGAGTCGTCGAGCACCACGCCGGCGTCGGCCAGCGCGTCGAACAGGTTGCGCAGCAGCTTGTCGACGTCACCCGAGGACCGGGTGCACGGCCACGTCCGCCGGGTCTTCGGGGCGCTCTTCGGCCGGTTGAACGAGAAGACCACCTCGACCTGCACCGGGCCGCTGAGCATGGCGAACGGGTCGCCGGTGCCCTCCCGGTCGGCGATCTCCTCCAGGGCCGCGTACTTCACGGCCTCCCGCCACGGCTTCGACGTCGCGTGCGACTCGACCAGCGCGGTGTGCTTCCCGCGCGGCACCGGCTTCAGTGACCCCTTCGTCGCCGGGACACCCATGACCGTGAACACCAGGACCGGGGTCATGACGAACCGCCGATCGCCAGCGGCGCGGCCGGGAGCAGCGCCGGTGGGGTACGGCCCTCGGCGAACGTCTGGGCGAGCACCGGGCGCATCCGGTCGGCGACCGTGTCGCCCTCGGGCAGCACCAGGTGCGCCATGAACTCGTCCTCGAAGGTGACGATGCCCGCGGCGACGGCCTCCAGCTTGGCTCGGATGACGAGCCCGAGGGACCGCCAGCGAGACCGGACGGCCTGCTCGTACGCCTTCTCCCGCTCGGCGTCCGAGCGGAGGTTCTTCCGCGCCGGGGTGTGGGTGAACTCGCGGGACTGCGAGTTCGGCATCGGCAGTAGGAACCGCACCTGCCGCTCGTCGATGACGAAGGCGACGACGGCCCGGGGGGTGTTCCCGTCCTCCTCCCAGCCGTACATGAACCGGCGGCCGCCGTAGCGGCGGACCGCCTTCTCGATCTCGGCTCGGGAGCGGTCGGCGGGGACGTCGGTGCTCGCGGCGTACGTCGGGCCGGTCACGCGAACCCGTCCCCGCTGCGGATCGGCAGCTCGGTGTAGGGCGGCCACACGGCCACCACGACGTCGGCGAGCGCGACGTGCGGCGGCTCGTGTCCGGCGTTGCGGGTGCAGAAGTAGTGGTTCTCGCCGGCCGGGCAGTCGCCCTTCTTCTCCTCGGGGAACGGGTCGGGCCCGCCCAGCTGGATGTCGATGCTCATCGGGCACCGTCCTGCGCATCGGTGGTGAGCTCGACGTCGTGGCCGGCGGCGGCGAGCTGCTCGGCCGCCGCGGCGTGCACGGTGCGGCTGGCCCGCAGCTGGGTCAGCCGCCGTTCGCGCTCGGCGCGGATCTCGTCGCGGGTCAGCGCGCTTCGGATGTGACCGGGGTTCACCCCGGCCTCCCGCAGCCACTGGTACGTCCACTCGTCGGCGACATCGCCGGAGTCCAACCAGCCCATCAGCTCCTGGGCCACCTCATCGGGCACCCGACGCAGCAGGAAGGCGATCGAGAAGTCGCTGACGAACTGGGTGAGCGCGGCGAGGTAGTCCGTCAGCTCGTCATCCGGCCCGACACCGCGGGGCACCAAGAACGTGGCCAGGCGCTCCTGGGCGCAGGCGCGCGCCAGGTAGTACGTCGACCATTCCGCCGCCGTGCCCGTCTCGGTCGACGGCTGGGGCACCAGCTCGTGCGCGTGCACGATCGGGCCCGTCGGGGTGAGCGGTTCCTCTGCCCACGGGAACCGGGCCTGCGCGGCATCGAACCGAGCCAGCGTGGCCATCTCCAGGTCGGAGAACTCCTGCGGCGGGTGCAGCTCCTGGCCGGCCATCAGGACGCCGTCCCGATCTGCTCGTCACCGGCGGTGGAGCCGGCGGTCGGCGGCGCGGGAGGGGCGCCCTTCTCCAGGCTGGCGATCACCGTGTCGGCGTCGACCTTCGTCAGCGCCGTCCGGGACGCCGGCGGCTTCTGCAGGATCAGGCCGATGGCCTCCCGCACCCCGTCGTCGGACTCCACCCCGTAGTCGTGCAGCAGCGCGTGGATGCGGGCCAGCTGGCCCTGCGTCGCCTTCGTCCCGGCCGCGCCCTGCCCGGCGATCTCCCCGGCCGTGACCCGCTCCTGCCCGTCCCCACCGGCCTCCTCGGGGAACGCCTCCTGCCGGGTGATCTCCCCGTGGGTCAGCGACCCGTACAGCACCTCCAGGCCGGCGACGTCCTGCGGCGTCCACTGCTCGACCGGCTTCCCGACCCGCTTCACCAGCTGGGCGACGGCGACGCTGCCGCGGGCGAACGCGTCGACCGCCTCCTTGCGGCGGGCCTCGATGCTCTGCCCGTCCTTGCCGCGGGTCAGCGTGGCCCGGCACAGCTCCTCGGCGTAGCGGACGACCTTCTTCGGCAGCGAGGAGAAGATGACCTCGCGGACCGCGCGGGCGCCGGTGTTCTGGTTCGACCGGTAGATGTCGTCGAGGTCGACGATCGTCACCCGGGTCTGGACCCCACCGACCTTCTTCATGGTGGCGTGCGGGTTGACGAAGGTCCGGCTGGAGCGGGTGTTCCGCTCCACGTCCCACGCGAACGCCTGCACCTCGGACTCGCCGGCCTCGTCGTCACGGCGCAGCTCGTGGACCCCGTACTGGAAGTTCCCGAAGATCCGGGCGAGCTCCCGGGCGAGGTGCACCGACGGGCCGTCCCCGCGGTTCTGGACCGCGTAGAACGCCTCCCGGGCCAGCTCGTAGTCGCCGCAGGCCTCCTCCAGGTCCTCGATGACCCGCTCCATGTCGCGGGGGAACTGGCGGGCCACCTGCACGGCGGCGGCGACCTCTGCGACCGCCCGGGCCTGCTCGACTGCGGTGGCCTGACCGATCCGGTCCGGGGTGGCTGCGGCGCGCTGGCCGACCCTGTCCAGGGCGGCGGTCATGCCGCCACCTCCCCGTCCTCGATGACGACGCCGACACCGGAGCCGTCCGCGACCCGCTCGATCCACACCTGGTAGTCCCGGTCGGCGGCCATGTCGGAGATCAGCCGGAGGCTGTCGGCGTCCAGCAGGGAGCCGTCGACGATCCGGATGACCCGCAGCTGCGGGTTGAGGCTCATCGCCATGGCCAGCGACACCCGGATCTGCTCGGCGGACGACGCCTGCGAGAACGGCACGCCGTCGTAGGTCACGCCGGCGTCGTCGAACCCGAGACCGGGGACCGGGAACTCGGCGGCGGCCAGCGCGGTGGCCTTCGCCCGGTCGATCGCGCCGATCCCGGCGGTGCGCTCGTCGTAGGAGTCGCGCAGCCCCTGGACCAGGCCGGCGACGTGCGCCCGGTCGGTGTTGCGGCGGACTGCCCGGTTGGCGTCCTCCAGGCCGGTCAGCTCCTCCTGCAGCGTGGCGACGTCGGTGACCGGCTGATGTGCAGCGACCGCAGCCTCCGCGTCGGCCAGCGCGGCCCGCACGTAGCGCAGCTGCCGTTCCAAGTCCTCCACCTGCTGCGTCAGGTTGGCCGCTCGCTCGCGGTCGTTGTCCTGCTGGCGCTCCGCCTGCTGGGCGGCCTGGATGCGGGCGATCAGGTCGGAGGCCGACACCTCCTGATCGGGGGCGTCCTCCAGCTGGCCGAGCCCGGCTCGCTCGCCCTCGCGGGCCTTCAGCTGCCGGCCGATCTCGGTGCGCTCGTCGTAAAGCCGCTGCCGGTCTGCGGCCAGCTGGCCGAGGTCGACGTCGAGGTGCACCAGCTCCAGCAGCGCGGCGATCTGCTCCCGCGGCGCCAGGCGGGTGAACGCCAGCGGGTCGAACGACAGCCGGCCGACCAGGGCGTCCAGCACGCTCTGCGGGGACTGGTACTTCGCCCCGTCCGCCGACGTCACGGTCAGCGCCGTCTTCTCACCCAGCCAGCGGCGAGTGACGACCAGGTCCCCGAGGTCGAGAGTGACCTCGGCCCGGTCCTCGCCGGCCCGGATCGGCTGCGCCGTGCCGCGTGCTGCGGCCCCGCCGCCGAGGGCGAGCCAGATCGCGTCCAGCACGCTGGTCTTCCCCTGGGCGTTGCGCCCCGTGATGACCTGCACCGTGCCGTCGGGGGTGATCTCCACAGCCTTGAGCCGCTTCACGTTCTCCGCGGTGAGCCGGATGATCTTCACAGGTCGATCCGGCCGGTGAGGACGGCGATGGCGGCGTACAGGCGCTCGAGCTCGCTGGTCGTCGTGCCGAGGAAGTCGGCGAGCCAGCTGTCCGGCTCGGAGGACCCCGCGGCGGCGGGGGCGTCCGGGCCGGGGGGTGTGGGCTCGCTCGGGAGGAGGACCGGCTCCAGGCGCTGCCGCAGCTCGTCCAAGGCACCGAACACCCCACCGACGCGGTCAGAGACGGCCTGCGCCCGCTCGTTGAGCGCCGGGCGGCGGCCTGCGACCCCAAGGGACTGAGCGACGTAGTCGGCCTCCGGTGTCCCGGGTGCCGACTTGGCGGCGTTGATCATGGTGGTCATGCGATCTCTCCGTATTCGCTGAGCTCCCAGGCGGGGAGCGAGATGAGCTCGACGTCAGTCGAGTAGGGCGGCCACACACCGGTGGCGGTGCAGTCCGCGAAGACCTCCAGGGCCCGGGCGTTCTTCGCCCGGCCCACGCGCAGCGACGGCGCGTCGATCTCCACGACCGTGATCAGGAACGGCGCCGTCTTCTCCTGGAAAACGAAGACGAACGCCGGGGACTCGGCGATGCCCAGCCCGTGGATCACGTCCCGGTACCAGCCGTCCTGCTGGGCGTAGCCGTAGCTGGCCACCGACTTCTGGATCGCGCGCGGCTCCGCCGAGGCGGTGGTCTTGTAGTCCGGGACGATCAGCCGGCCGTCGTCCCGGACCGGCGGCATCCAGTCCAGCCGGGCCCGGCGCATCACGTCGTACGCCGGGTCCCGCCAGAACAGCGACTGCTCCGGGGTGCCGCCGAGTTCGGGGTCGAACAGCACGCTGGCGACCGGGTGTTCGCGGATCGCCGCGGCCATCCCGTCGACCATCTCCAGCTCGGTCTGGAGCACCGGGACCTTGCCCTCGGCGCGGATGGCGTCCCGGTGCTCCTGGGCGCTCTTCGTCCGGTAGTCCTCGGCCGGCCCCACGGACAGGTCCTTGGCGACCCGCTGAACGACGACCACCTCGGCACCAGCACCGAGCACGCGGGCGTGCGCGGCGTGACCCTGGTCGAAGTGCCGCTTCGGTGCCCGGGCGTGGTCCTGCTCCCAGCGGAACCGGGCCGGGCAGGACGGGGGGAGTAGCTGGCGCGCCCCGGACGACGACAGCGACGTCTTCTGCGAGTGGTAGACGTCGTCGGGCATTCCGTCGTGGACGCCGTCCGCCGTGACCTCGATGTCGGCGGACAGCAGGGCGGCGGTCACCCGGTCACCTCGCGGAGGTAGCCGTGCTCGCTGGCCCACTGCTCGCCGGCTCGACGGTCGGCGGCGAGCTGGCTGGCCGCCGCGGTGGCCTTGTCGATGAGGCCGAGCGCGAGCAGCCAGTCGACGGACTCGGCCCGGTCGGTGGCGCCGCCGGTGATGGCGACGGCCGCTGCGTCGTGCTGCTCGGTCCAGCCGGTGATGGCCTGCCGGCCAGCGCGGTCCAGCGGCGGGCGCTCGATGTCGTCGGGGTCGGGCCCGTCGATGCCGTAGCAGCCACCGGCCGTGTCGAGGTCCCCGGCGACGTTCATCGCAGCGGTCACCAGGCGCTCCCGGCGAGCTTCCTGCCGGCGGGGTGGCGGGCCATCGACGAGGCGATCTCCGCGTCCACCCGGCGCATCTCCACCGCGGTGTACCGGCCCCGGCCGATGCGGTCCTCGATGTCGGCGACCAGCCGGTCACGGGTCCGCTCGTACCGCACCATCAGCTCCTGCTCGGCCGTGGCGCCCGGGTCCATGCGCCTGGCGTCCGCGAACGACAGCTCGTCGAGGTCCCGGTCGTCCCAGTCGTCGGAGATGAGGTGCCACAGCCGGTGGCAGTCGGCGTGGAGCTCGTTCCACAGCCGGCGAGCCTGCGCCGCGCCGCCGACGTCCCCGATGAGAAAGTCGGCGACGCGCGAGATCTCGTGCACCTCCGGCAGGTCGAGGAGGGCGAAGTGGGAGAGGCGGGCGAGCTGCTCAGCCACCCCGTGCTGCACCGACACCGTCGGAAACGGCACGGGCCTCGGGGTCATGGTCGGGGCGGTCACGGGATCACCCGGGCAGGCCGCGGGGTGCCGAGCAGCACGCGCAGGTCCAGGTCGGCCTCGACCTGGTCGATGAGCAGGTCCACGGACTCGCGCAGCACGACGTCGGGGCGCTGCAGCCGGTAGCCGAGGGTGACCCGGCCGTCGTGGAGCCGCCAGCGCAGCGACGCCTTCAGCTCCACGGCCGCGGTCCCCTCGAACGGGGCGACGACGAGCACGAACTCCTGCGGGATCTCCAGGTCCCGCGACGCCCCGGCCCGGCCCTGCAGCTCCTCCTCGTACTTCAGCTGCACCTGCCCGTCCGAGAGCCGGGCGCCGGACTTCCACGCCACGTTCCGGGAGCCGTGCAGGGTCTGCGCCACCTCGAGCAGGTCGGCGGCGTCCGGCCGGACGATGTTGTGGAGGCCGGCCTCCAGGTGCTCGGCGAACTGCACCTGGTCCATCAGCCGGCCGTCGACGGACAGCCAGTGCTTCCAGTCGCGGGTGTGCTGCAGCACGCACACCGCGCGGTGGTCACCCCAGCCGGGAGCGGTGTCCTCGTCATCCTCGTTCGTGCCGATGTGGTCGTCGAGGACGGCCTCGAAGCGGCCGGCCGCCGGGTTGGCCCACACCTCGGTGCCGAGCCCCTTGTGCTTCTCGACGTAGGCGATCAGCGACGGCACGGTGATCAGCTGCACCTGGCCGGTCTTCCTGCGCGGCCGGTCGGCGTAGTTGTCGGGGTCGATGAGCTTCTCGACGATGTCGCCGTGGCGCAGCGTCCGCAGGAGCGTGCGGCCGCTCCCGATCTCGACGATGTCGACGGCGTTCTCGGCGAGCGCGGCCCGCTCGGCGACGTCGGCGGTCACGGCGGCGTTGGTCTCGGTGTCGGTGTAGTCGGTGCTCATCGGGCAGCCCTCCGGGCTTCGGTGGTGGTGTCGGCATCGCTGGGCAGCCCGGCCAGCGGGAGAGACGGCTGCTGCGGGTTGGACCGCGAGAGGTTGTGGTCGTCGGTGACGAAGAACGTGCTGGCCCGGGCGGTGCGCGGGACCTTCGTGGCGACCGTGGCGAGGACGGTGACCATGTCCTCGCCGCCCTTCGCGGGCTCGACCTTCAGCGTCAGCTGGACGGTCCCGGGCTTGCGCACGAGCAGCACGGACTCGACGAGTTCCTGGAGCTTCTCGGAGAGGTCGGCGTGCACGCGGCCCTTGTCGAGGTCGCGGAGGGTGTCGGCGAACGGCCGCGTCTGCTGGTCGTCGCTCTCGGTGGCGGTCATGGACGGGTCTCCAGTCGGATCGGTGCGATGGCGGGACAGAGCAGCGAGAGGTCGGCTCAGGGCAGGGGGACGTCGAAGGCGAGGGACAGGGGGTCCACGCCGGCGGCGCACAGCACACCGGCGAGCAGGAGGCCGGCGAGCCAGCCGTGACGGCGGATCGCGGCGAGACGGCGGGTCATGCTCGGGCCGCCGAGGCCGCGGCGAAGATCCGCAGCGAGGGGAGGACGACACCGTCGACCGTGTCCTCCAGCAGCGTCAGGTTCGGCTGCTGACCGGTCGTGGCCACCCGGTACATCAGCGACGACCAGCCGACGAGGATCGGCATGAGGGTCGCCGGCCACACCTCCCCGCGGGCCTGTGCTCGCTGCCGGCACTGGTCCGCGGCGGTGAAGAAGCGGACGACGGGGCCGTGGGCGTAGGCCTGGCGCAGCAGGTCGTCGGTCCCGATCTCGGACAGCACGGCGGCCTCAGCGAGAGCGGCCGTCCCGGTCGTGGCTGCGGCGAGCAGCCGGAACACGTCGGCCCGGTCCTCACCTGGGCCATCGCCGAAGTCGACGGCCCGGACACCGAGGCCGCGGATGACGTCGGCGAGCAGCTCGTCGAGCGACGACCAGCGCCGGTAGAGCGAGCCCTTGCTGACGCCCGTGATGGCCACGACCCGGTCGGTGTTCCAGCCGGCCATACGCTCCTCGGCCAGGAGCCGGGTGGCGACAGTGAGGACGTGCGGCCGGAGGCTGGGGTCCTGGGGGCGGCCGGGGGCCATCAGGTCCACCGCCGCAGGTTGCGGGGCGCGCTGCTGTTCCGGGAGCGCTCGCGTTCCTCGGCGGCCTTGAGGGACGCGCCGATCAGGAGGGCTGCGGGCGGGGAGGCGACACCCCAGAGGATCAGTGCAGTGACGGCCCAGGCGGGCATCGGTAACCTCTTCTCGTCGGAGCCCTCTCGCTGACTGCTGCCAGGCGGTGGTGCGAGAGGGCTTCTGCATGTGCTGGGTGGGGCCCGGCGCCGGCCACGGGGGTTGGACCGGCGCCGGGAGATCAGGCGGCGACCGGCTCCCGCTGGGCGGCACGCCAGGTGCGGATCTGCTGCTCCAGCTCGTCGACCGAGGGGCCGCCGGGCTGGTGGGCTTCGATGGCGGCCTGCCGGGGGGTGAGCAGCGCCTCCCGTGCGCAGGTGTCGGCCCACACCCGGGCGGCCGCGTTGAGGCACTCGTCCCGAGTCACCGCGTGACCTCGCTGCTGAAGTGGTCGGGGCGGAGCAGCGCGATCGGTCGGACGGCCAGGGCATCGGCTGCGCGGACAGCCAGCTGCGGGGTCAGCGGCCGGCGGCCGGCCTCGATGTTCGACAGGTAGGCGTGCGAGATCTTCATCGTCTTGGCCAGCTCGCCGACCCGAAGTGCGCGCGCCTCACGGAGAGCTGAGAGGGTCGCGCCGACGCGCACCTGCTCTTCCGTGTCACCCGGTGGGGTGGTCTGCATCGGCATGGCTGGAACATTAGGGAACAACTAGGAAGTATGCCAGATGTGGAACCAAGATTCTGGCGAGAAGTTCCTAAAGTCCAGGTCGAAGCCGCGCCACGCCTGGACCCATGTTCCGAACCGTTCCTAAGCTGGACTCAGGGGCACGGTCGAACAGCGGAGTGGGCAGACGTGGCACGGGACATCAGGGCAGCGGCAGCCGCCATTGAAGTGGCGCTTGGCGCCAAGGGCTGGAACCAGGCCGACCTCGTCCGGGACGCCGGCATCGACAACGGCACCCTCGGCGACTTCCTCGCCGGACGCCGCTGGCCGCAGGTGCGCACCCGCAGCCGCATCGAGACCTCGCTGGGCATGGAGCTCGGCACGATCGCCCGGATCGCCGACGGCGAGACTGTCGGACCCCCTGCCCAAGATCCGGGCTCCGACCTACCGGTCGGCTCCGGAGTCGATCCGGAACTCCTCACGCAGCTGGCCACGGCCAACGCGGAGGCCATCGAGGCAGTGCGCGCCGTTCTCCGGGCGTCGCGACGGGGGGACTGACTTCTTGCTGTACGACCCATGGGCAGACCTGGCCGCACGACCGGACATCGTCTGCCGCACCTGCCGGCTGCCCGCCGGTGACGGCCTCTGGTTCCCGGACCTGCGCGCCATCGCCCTCGACGAGAGCCTGGACCGCGTTGGCCGGCGCTCAGCGCTCGCGCACGAGCTGGTGCACGTCGACCACGCCGACGTGCAGATCGCTGGGTGCGGCCCTGATGGTCCGCGTCAGGCGCGCCGCCAAGAGAGTCGAGCCGATCGGGAGGCGGCCCGGCGGCTGATCCCTGTGTCAGCGCTCGGCCACGCGCTGGCCACCCACCCGCATGACCTGGGCGCGGTGGCCGAAGACCTGGACGTCACCGTTCACCTCGTGGTCTGCCGGATCGAGCAGCTGCAGCCCGCCGAGCAGGTGCAGTTGCGCGGCCGACTGGCGCGCGATGAGCACGCAGCCTGACCGGGGAGGGCGGCTGCGCGCCGTCCCGGTCACGCAGCCCCGGGTCCTCGCGCTGGTCCGGGTATCCCGCGAGCGCGAGGGGATGATCTCCCCGGAGCTGCAGGACATCGCCATCGGCGACTACTGCGCCCGCAGCGGCTACCAGATCACGCAGCGCATGGAAGGCCTGGACGAATCAGGCTCCCGAACGAGATCCCGGTGGTGGGCGAAGCTCGACGCCGCCATCGAGCTCGTCGAGGCCGGCGAGGTCGACGTCATCGTCGTCTGGAAGTTCTCCCGCACCGCACGCCACCGGCTGAAGTGGGCGGTCGCTCTCGACCGGGTCGAGGTGGCCGGCGGGCGACTGGAGTCCGCCACCGAGCAGGTCGACGTCTCCACCAGCACCGGTCGCTTCACCCGCGGCATGTTGGCCGAGCTCAACGCCTTCGAGGCCGAACGGATCGGGGAGCAGTGGAAGGAGGCCCACTCCCGCCGGATCGCCGCCGGCCTGCCCTCCCGAGGTGGTGCCCGCTTCGGCTACCTGGAGATCGACGGTGCCTACCAGCACGACCCCACCACCGGGCCGGTACTCGCCGCGATGTACGCCGACTACGTGCGCGGCGTCCCAGCCGGCACCATCGCCAAGCGGCTCAACGACGGCGGCCACCTAGTCGCACGCACCGGCACCCGCTGGACCAGCAACCACGTCCTGGCCGTCCTCGACTCTGGCTTCGGAGCCGGCCTCATCTCCGCCGGCGTGCGGCGCGCGATCACCTGGGCGCCCGGCGCGCACCAGCCGGTCATCGACGAGAGCACCTGGATCGCGTACCGAGCCCAGCGGGAGGACCGCCGCGGGAAGCCCAGCGTCAGCACGCCGGCCTACGTGCTGTCCGGGCTGATGCGCTGCGGCGACTGCGGCTCCGGGATGCACGCCACCGCACTCGGTGTCCGGCCCGGTTACGGCTTCATCTGCACCGCCTGGACGAAGACGAAGCGCGGCCGCTGCGTCACGGTCACCAGGGCCAAGGCCGAGCGGGTGGTCCTGGACTGGCTCACCACCCTGGTCACCGACATCGAGGAACGTTCCGCGGCAGAGGCCGCCCGCACCGCAGCCCAGCTGGTGGCCAGATCCGATGCCGCCGACCTCCGCCGCCAAGCCCTACGCCTCGACGACCGCCTGACCAAGCTCACCCTCGGCTGGACCGACGGCACGGTGCCGGACGCCGCCTACGCCACAGCCCGGGATCAGCTCACCGCCCAGCGCGTAGACCTCGAGCGGCGCGCTCGGGCCGCCGACGAAGACGAGCACGCCCTGTCGGGCCCGTCGGGCCCGATTGTGCGGGAGCTCCTCGACCGCTGGGACCGGATGCCGGTGCCCGGCCGCCGCGACCTGCTACGCACGCTGATCCAGCAGGTCGTCGTGCACCGGCCCGAGCGCCGGGGGGATCCGGTCACCCTCTCGATCCAGGCCCGCTGGACGGCCTAGCCGCGGACATACCGCGGTGAGGTGTTGTTGCTGGACGAGGCCCCCGAGTTCCCCCGCGCGGTGCTGGACACCCTCCGCCAGCCGTTGGAGCGGGGGTCGGTGACCATCCACCGGGCCAACGGCTCGGCCAGCTTCCCGTGCCGGGCTCAGCTGGTGCTGGCCGCCAACCCGTGCCCGTGCGCCAGCGCGGCGGGCGACACCGCCTGCACCTGCAGTGCCCTGGAGCGGCGGCGCTACCAGTCGCGGCTGTCCGGGCCGCTGCTGGACCGGATCGACCTGCGGGTGACCCTGCCGCCGGTCACCCGGGCCGCCTGGCTGGACGGGCTGGCTGCTCCCGAGGGCACCCTGGCGGTCGCTGCGCGGGTGCACGCGGCCCGGGCCGTGGCGGCCGAGCGGATGGCCGGCACCGGGCTGGGGCTCAACAGCCAGGTACCCGGCCGGCTGCTGCGCGAGCGGTGGCCGGTGGCCCGCAGCTCGCTGGCCCTGGCCGAACGGGCCCTGGAGCGTGGCTCGCTGTCGGTCCGCGGCTTCGACCGGGTGCTCCGGGTCGCCTGGACGATCGCCGACCTGGCCGGTCGCAGCGTCCCCGGCGGCGATGACGTGGCCGAGGCGCTGGGCATGCGGCTGCAGCGGGTGGCGGCGTGATCGGCGAGGTCGACCCGGACGTCCGGCTGGCCCGTGCCTGGCTGTCCCGGGCGGTCGAGCCGGGCTCGATCGAGGTCTGGCGGTTCGTGACCCAGGCCGGTCCGCTGGCGGCGTGGTCGCGGCTGCGGGCCGGGACCGCTCCGCGCGACGTGCAGGCCCTGGCCGGTGCACGCGCGGCGGAGGACGTCAGCGCCGAGGACCTCCGCCGGGTCGAGCGGTGCGGCGGACGGCTGGTCGTGCCGGAGGACGACGAGTGGCCGGCGCTGGCGCTGCACTGCCTCACCGTCGCTGCGCAGCGGGCGGTACCGGTCGGTGACCGGAAGCCGGACCGCACCGTGGCCCTGGTGCCGCCGCTGGCGCTGTGGGTGCGCGGTGACCAGCCGCTCGCCGACCTGGTCGGCCGCTCGGTCGCGCTGGTCGGTTCGCGCGCCTCGACGGCGTACGGGGAGCACGTGGCCGCCGAGCTGGCGCACGGGCTGGGCGAGCGGGGCTGGACGACGGTCTCCGGCGGCGCGTACGGCATCGACGCTGCCGCCCACCGGGGAGCGCTGGCCGCCGGCGCGCCGACCGTCGCCGTGCTCGCCTGCGGGGTGGACCGGGCCTACCCCGGCGCCCACTCCGCGCTCTTCAGCCGGATCCTGGACGACGGTCTGCTGGTGAGCGAGTGGCCGCCGGGGTGCGCGCCGCTGCGGCACCGCTTCCTGGTGCGCAACCGGCTCATCGCCGCACTCACCCAGGGCACGGTGGTCGTGGAGGCCGCGGCGCGGTCGGGCGCGTTGGCGACCGGGCACCGGGCGGCCTCGTTGGGCAAGGCGGTGATGGCGGTGCCCGGTCCCGTGACGAGCGCGATGAGCGTGGGTTGCCACGAGCTGCTGCGGAACCCCGAGCGATCCGCGGTCCTGGTCACGAACGCGGCCGAGGTGGTGGAGGCGGTGGGTGCGATCGGGGGTGACCTGGCCGAGTCGCCGCCGCGGCCCTCGACACCGCGCGACTCGTTGTCCGACGTCGCCCGCCGGGTGCTGGACGCCTGCCCGGTCCGGCTCGGCGTGCCGCCGGAGCGGCTGGCCGCCGTCGCCGGCTGCGAGGTGGTCGACGTGCTGCGCGTCCTGCCGGTGCTGGAGCTGCACGACCTGGTCGAGTGGACCGGCACCGGCTGGCGGGTCGCCCCGGTGACCCGTGCCCGCCCGTGACGGTGGATGACGGAACGACCTCGGCTGACCGGTCGCGCGGCGCGGCACGTTGACCGGCGGCGCTCGCCGACGGACGCTCCGCCCATGGCCACCGGGACCGCAGAGCTGCGCGCGGCGCTGCCGCCTGCCCTGGCGGAGCCGCTGGACGGCTGGGAGGAGCACCTCCGGCTGCAGCGCGACCTGTCCGAGCACACGGTCCGCGGTTACGTCGGTGACGTCGTGTCCCTGCTGGACCACCTGGTCCGGCGCAGCGGGTCGACGGTGGACGCGCTGGACCTCGCCGCACTCCGCAGCTGGCTCGCCCAGGGGCGCACCAGGGGCGACAGCCGCTCCACCACCGCGCGCCGGGCCGCGTCCGCCCGGTCGTTCACCGCGCACCTGCGGCGCAGCGGCCAGGTCGCCGAGGACGTCGGTCTGCGGCTGTCCAGCCCGCGCGCCCACCGCACGCTGCCCGGCGTCCTCGGTGCGGAGCAGGCCCGGGCCGTGCTGGAGCAGGCGGGGCAACGGCCGGCCGCCGAGGAGCAGCCGGCCGACAGCGCGCTGCGGCTGCGCAACGCGCTGGTCGTGGAGCTGCTGTACGCCAGCGGGGTGCGGGTCGGCGAGCTGGTCGGGTTGGACGTGGACGACGTGGACACCGGTCGGCGGCTGCTGCGGGTGCTGGGCAAGGGCCGCAAGGAGCGCAGCGTGCCCTACGGCGCCCCTGCGGCGACGGCGCTGGCGGAGTGGCTGACCCGGGGCCGGCCCGCGCTCACCACCTCGACCAGCGGGCCGGCGCTGCTGCTGGGGGTCCGGGGCGGTCGGCTGGACGCACGGGAGGCCCGCCGGGTCGTGCATGCCGCGGTCGCGGCCTCCCCGGGCGTGCCCGACATCGGGCCGCACGGGCTCCGGCACTCGGCGGCCACGCACGTCCTGGAGGGCGGCGCCGACCTCCGCAGCGTCCAGGAGCTCCTCGGTCACGCTAGCCTCGCGACGACGCAGGTCTACACGCACGTGACGGTCGAGCGGTTGCGGGCGGTGCACGCCCGGGCCCACCCGCGAGCGTGAGCACGACGGCGATGGAGCAGTTGGCGATGAAGGTCGAGCGGGGGAGTGCACGTGTCTGAGGCGACGGTTCACCAGCGCACCAGCGAGGACCCCGATGCGGGGGTGGCCGAGCTGTGGGCGCGCTACGTCGTCGAGCGGGACACCGGCCTGCGCGACCGGCTGATCCTGCACTACGCCCCGCTGGTGAAGTACGTCGCCGGCCGGGTCGGCAGCGGGCTGCCGGCGCACGTGGAGCAGGCCGACCTGGTCTCCTACGGCACCTTCGGCCTGATCGACGCGATCACCCGGTTCGATCCCTCGCGGGAGATCAAGTTCGAGAGCTACGCGATGTCCCGCATCCGCGGCGCGATCATCGACGAGCTGCGCTCCACCGACTGGATCCCGCGGTCGGTGCGGATGAAGGCGCGGCAGTTCGAGCGCACGGTCGCCGATCTGGAGGCCAGGCTCCAGCGCAGCCCGACCGAGGAGGAGATCGCCGAGGAGATGGAGATGGACGTCGAGGAGATCCGCAAGTTCCTCGGCCAGCTGTCCCTGGTCAACGTGGTCGCCCTCGACGAGCTGCTGGTCGACGACGACGGCTCCGCTCCGCGGCTCGTCGACACGTTGCGGGACACCAGCGCACTGGACCCGCAGGCGATGGCCGAGCACGGTGAGGCCCGGCAGCTGCTGGCCCGGGCGGTCGAGCAGCTGCCCGAGCGGGAGAAGGTCGTCGTCAGCCTCTACTACTTCGAGGGGCTGACCCTGGCCGACATCGGCCGCGTGCTCGGGGTGACCGAGAGCCGCATCTGCCAGCTGCACACCAAGGCCGTGCTGCACCTGCGCGGCAAGCTCGCCGACATCGCCTGACCGGGAACCGCCGGGCCGCCCTGCCGGCCGGGTCGCCGGTGGAGCTCCGGCCGGTCGATGAGCTGCTCCTGGAGCGGCTCGTGGCCGTCGCGGTCGCCGACGCGGCGCCCGGTGAGGTC